GAGTGACGCTGCGGTAATGCCCTTGCCATGCGCATTGATATTTACATAATCTTTGCCGTGAACTTCTGCGCCATATTCGATGTTTGTAGCTGAATATTCAGTTTTACCAGCAGTCAAATTTGCGTATGATGTTCCAATACTGGCCTCATCACTAAGAATCGCATACGCTCCACCAGATGCAGCACCACCATGTGAACTCATACTCAATGCATTTTTTCCAGCAATCGACATTCCAAGAGGCCCGGTTGTGTTTGTCGATATAGTGCCGAGAAGTTCAGTGTTACCGTCATAAAACTGGATGCCGTTTTTACTCACCCAAGTTTGATATTCGGTTGCCGCACCAAGCTTTGTCACCTCGCCAAAAGTCGCGTAATCGGTGTCACCGCGTCTGATGCGAGTTCCGTATGCGTCAAAAATCGCACTGCTATTGGTCGTTGACTCGCTGCTGGTATCGGAAATTACGATAGCACCGGTCGCGTCTGTAGTGATGTAGTTCGTGGCAGTTTTACGCGCCTCGTCAATCTTAGCGCTAAGCTCCTTTGTTGCTTTATCTAGCGCGTCTTCCCATCCTCCTGCACTCCCTGCGATTTCGTCAATCTGATCTTGTAGGTCGCCAAGGCTAACAACCTTGTAAATCCCGCCCATATTGATAACCGTTACGCGCTGCCCCTTCTTCACGTTGGCTTCGCACGCGACGGTCACGGTCATATCGGACCCGTCAAGCAGAACCTCTACAAAACCATTTGCTGAGTTTGCTTGTGCCTCGCCATGGCGCACAGTGGTGTTTGCCGTGATGCCACCTGCACCCGTGGCGCTCTGTCCGTCGGTACGGTTCTTGAAAATTGCGTTGATTACATCATATTTCATGGCCATGCTAACCACTTATCCAATCCAAAATCTTTAGCTTGCTCGTGCACATGCAGCCCGGTCCCAAATTATTGATCTCCATTTGGGTAATCAGCGCCTTGACCTGCAATCCGTCCTCGTCGACAGTATTGCGGTACTCCACCACATCGCCCGCATGGAGCCCAGGCACCTGCACGTGACTGATAGTGATGTATAGAATTTCGGCTGAATTTTCGGCCAGATAAGTCTCAGCCTTAGCCTGCAGGTCGGCATGACTGCAAGGCTGAGACACTGACACTACCTCAGACTTGCGCCGTCCTACTTTGTCATAAGACCATCGCGAGGACTCAGGTAGGTCGACCATGACGCGGTCAGTGAGTGGGTATGGATCGTCATCTTGCTTGCTCTCGCGCGAATAATACATGACTACCCTATTAAGCACCTCATCGCGGTTTGAGTCCCAGCCGACGCCTGAGAGGTACATGCATTGCTTGCCCTCGGTGAAAACATACTTCGGTGCGACTGACCTGGGGTTTTGGTACGGCGCAAGGGTGATGTAGCCGTATGTGTCCACACCGATGACACAACCGATCCATCCGGCCATCTCAGACATTACCGTCTTCTTGCACGTGCCGATTTCGAAGCTGATGGGCTGACCGAATGTGCGCGTCTTGTCCACACCATCCATGACGCGCAGCTTGCCGCCGTCCGCTTCCGCGACGGCGCGAATTGCGGCGATCACATTTGACCCTTTAGCTCGCGCAAAGTCGGCTGTGAGCTTATCATCGCTGCTTCTTACCAGCGTCGAATAGCACGCGAGATTGCGCGATTGGCGCTGCCACTGAGCCTTTCTGGTCATTGAGTCCACGAAAAAGGTGCCGAGGACTTCGGAAACCTTTGTGCCGTCACCCGCCGTCACATCGTGGTAGATGCTCAAAAGCCGCTCATTGCCGTCTTTGACGTAGTCGCTTCCTTCAAGCATGATTGACGCAGACGAATAATTATCCGAATAATATGCCTCTGTAATCGACGAGGAAGACGGGTCAAATGCGAGGTCTTCTACGACTTTGAGACTAAATGGATCCACAGCCTTAAGGCTGTAGGTATCAACGCGACCGGACGCACCCCAGTCAGTAGCCATTTAATCCACCTCCACGAGTGACACTTGAACGTCCACGACAGGCGAGACGCAACCACGCTGCGTCGTGAATTTTGTGATAACACAACGATGACGATAACCGCCAGGTTTACGCACCATAACTACCTTTCCCGTAGTTGCAAGCTTTTCGAGCGTTTCGGGCGCGTCGCGCTCAATGCCGGCCTGGTCGATTAGTTTTCCTTGCACCATCTCGCTTACAACCGCACCTTGACCAAAATATGCGCTAGATCGATCGCGGCCAGCAAGCTTGACGACATTCGACTCACGCGAGCCGCTGCGCTTGCTCACAGCACCGTAAAAGATATTTGCGCTATGGCTAGGGTCGTCGATATCCTGCAGCACCGTGCCTACCTTGCCGCTTGCGATCGTGTAAGGCCCACGGCTTACTACGACAGATTGTGAATTCGCGCCATGGCCACGAACATCAATATAGAATGGAGTGTCGAGCGGTGGGAACGGAATATTATACGAGCCAGCAGCAACACCTGTGAAAGAATCAGACTCGTCACCATATCCACGCAACTTAATGTCAAACGTGGTTGACTTAGGCGCCGTCGCAGCCGACGACACACTCACAACAGCACCAACGCCATCGATCGTGACCGCGACCGTCGGCGTCGACGAGTGGCTGAGGTCTGTAAGAGTCTTGGTGCCGCTTACGGACGTAAGCGCATACCCCTTGCTCTTATATGCTGCATTGATTGTAAACTCAAGCTTACTCGCAGCATTAGCAGACACATTGTGCGTAAAAGACTTGCGCGGGATTATGATAGTGCCGTTGCCGACCTTACCGCTGATGTGCTTCGCTAGAATATTTTTCCCATCATTTGTAAAGTGGGTCAAAATCCATTCATCGTCCACACGCTGCCAATACGGACGATTAAATGTGATCTTGACGTCGCCGGTCAGGTCAAATGACGCAGCTGCGATCGTATATTGTGGGATCCAACCTATCCACGCCTCAGCATACGACACCGGCGACACCGTCTCGCCATTGTTCCACGCATTCGCCCAAGTAGGCTCATAAACAGCTTTGATTTTAAGTTGAAAATGCATTTCGTCGTTTTGACGTGTTACAAAATCAAAGCCATTGTTGGCTAGGCCCTCCTTGGCGTACATGCCCGCAAGATTGAGCGTATGTGCATAATTATAGCCGGTCGCGTCTGCAATGGGTGTGCACTGAGCGATCGGCACTTGCTCATAGTACCAATCGGACCAGTCGCCATATTGAGTATCAGACACACCGCCTGCGCCACTTGCGCTCGTGCCATGACTCTTAAGCACGCGACGCACCGAAACTGCGAGGTCAAAAGCTTTGATCACGCCCGCGCCCTGCATAGTGTGCCATCGCATATACACATCCAAGGGGGCACCGCCACCGCTCAAAATCTTAATTGAGCTGGTGGCAGTGCCATTGGCAGTATCCGCGAGGCCGAAAGCCTCAATTGCCATTATAGTGCTCCAATCCTAGCGAGTTCGAGCAAATAGTCACCCGTCATTTGCGTGACGTCTTGATTGACGCGCGCACCGTCGATAGTGATATTGTACACGCTCAGACTGCCACCATTGGCAAAAAGCTCATCATAACCGCCCTTGGGTATGAGCTCGTCGAGCTGATTTGCATAACCGCTAAAGTCAAATTTCGGGGTGCCCATCGCTTCGCTAAGCTCATCGGCCATTCCTAATACATCATCTTGCACGCCGGTAAATCCTGTCTCCATACCTTCCTGCAAGCCTGCCATGATCGCCTTGCCGTGCGGAACTAGCAGCACGCGGTCGTAGTCAATCGGGCCCTTATTTGCAGCGATCCACTCACCAATGCCGCTTACCCAGCCAGTGACACTATCCCACATGGATTTGAGACCATTTAAAAAGCCTTCGATAATCGCCGCACCCTGATTGTAAAGCAAAGAGCCTACATCTCCGATAGCGTCGATGATCGAGCTTCCGACACCAGCAGCCCAATCGACTACCTCGTTAAACTTTTCCGTGACGGCATCCAAGAAGCTTTGCCCCATCTCGGTGGCTTTGTCTGCCATATCGGTAACCCATGCGCCTGCATTACTGATTACCTCGTCGAGAAAAGTCTTGATCTTGCCAGGCAGTTCCGAGAAGAACGTTTGCACATTTGTCACGAAAGTTTCAACCTGCGCAGGGATGCCGTCAATCTCAGTGACGAATTCCTGGAAAGAAGAAATAACGCTGGTAATGATCGTGATTACCGCAGAAATTACATCGACGACGAGGGTGATTGCGGTTGCGAGCGTGCTGCCAAGAAGATCTGCGATATCTGAGATTATCGGCCCGGCAGTCTCCATGAAACCGCTGAAAACCTCATCGTTACCAGAAATCACATCCACGAGGCCCTGAAAAGCGCTCATCAAACCGTCGAGCGCACCAGTCGTCGAGTCGTTGAATGTGCGCGCGAAACCGTCTGCGAAATTGCTGAGCACAGTGCCGATCGTGTCCCATGCGGTGGAAAGCGCATTGCCAAACGTTTCGAAAATCGTTTGCAGATTTTCCACAACAGTCGTCACGGTGTCAGCGCTGCCACTTTCAAACCATGAAAACGCATTATTGAGAGCAGTCCCGATCGTGTCAAGAATAGGCGCAATCGCTTCGCCCGCAGCGCTGATCGCACCATTAATCGTGGCAAATGCGGTATCGATCAGGCCGGGCGCATTTTCTCCGAGCCACGAGAAAGCACCTTCGGCAGCAGTGCCAATGCTTTCGAAAATCGGGCCGCAAGTATCCAAAATGCCTTGAATCACGGTGCCGATCGTGGTGGCAGCATCAGACAGTATCGTTGGCAGGGTATCGCTCAAAAACGAGAATCCCGACTCCGCAATATCTCCAAGACCGTTAAACGTTTCGGTGAAAGCCGTATTGAGCGGCTCGCCGAGCTCGCTTGGGAGAAGACCCAGGAAGAAAGAGCCAAGAAGGCTGCCGATCGTGCTGATAATGTCGGGGATCACATTTGCTGCGACCGCGGCGCCAGACGTAAGCGCACCGGAAAGCATCTCGCCGATATATTCCGCAATGCCATGGCCGGACTCTGCGATAAATGTGCCGATTCCGCTGAAAAGATTTCCAAGCGCTTCTCCCAGCATCGGCGCATAAGTTTCGATCGCGTAACTGATTTTGTCAAGCGTGACCGGCATGCCCGTGGCGAAAAGATCGCCAAGATTAGTAAGCGCAGTGGCAGCTGCCGGCACGACGTTTCCAAGCACGGTCAGCACGGACTCGCCGAAATCGCCCATTGCGGTGCGGACATTCTCGAGGGTGCCACCACCGATAGTTGTTGCAAGGTTTTGCCAAGCGGCCTTAGCCATTGAGGTGCTGCCCTCAATCGTGGTAGCTGCTTCTTTTGCGGTGGTGCCGGCAATCTGCTGCTTCTCTTGGATCGACTGAATTGCTTCAATCTGATCCGCAAACGAGTCAATCGTGAGGTCTGAGCTTTCGCCGATACTTGCGCGATACTCGTTTGCGTCCTTGATCAGACGCTCCATCTCCTCCTTGGTCCCTCCGTACCCAAGTTTGAGATTGTCCAACATCTCATAGTTCTGCTTGGAGAACCCCTTGAAAGCGTCAGACACGGAGTTGAAATCAGTACCGAAAGTGTTGACGTTATCGCTCATCGCGCGCATTGCAACATCTGTAAGTTCTGCGGCTTTGAGCGTATCACCACCGAGAGACGACACCAACGATGCAGAAAACTGCGTCGTGGTCTCCATATAATCGTTGGCATTCTGGCCGGTGGTTTTCCACGCACTCCACGCATTTTGCATCATGAGTTGCTGCGCCTGGTTGTTGCGATCCCAGGCAGCGGCAGCCTCGTCAGCAGCCATCGAATTTGCCGCGGCATACTCTTCGAGAGTCTGGCCTGCGTTGCCGTAAAGCTTTGCAATGCCGCCGGTCATTTGCTCATATGTCGAAATTGCGCCAACGGTAGTCTCAAGCACCGAGCCTACCGCTTCAGCCACTCGCTGCACAGCTGCAATGCCGACGGCAGCACCTGCCTGCAGGCCGGTCATGACATTTCCGGTAATATTTGCAATACTTGCGATTTTGCTAGACGCTTGATCGTCAACGCTGATCGCTACCGCAAGGTCCAATAGGTTCATCGTTTTTCACCTCCACAATTCCCGCGCGTTTGAGCTGATCGATTACGGCGGTACTGTCAAAGCATTTTGGCGGATTGATTACGTCGCGCCAGGCCATTGATGCGACCTTGCCCTCAGGCGCGATCTGCACACAAAAAGCGATGTAGTCTTGCCATGCGTGCAATCGCGATCGTTCTTTAGCCTGCGCGGCGGCGTAATACAAAAAGGGGCGAACACCGACAATATGCCGACATTCGCCCCATGCACACCACAAAATACCGGGCAGCGCCGCCTCTAGCTGAAAAAAGAAAGAAGCTCATCGTCGGTGAGGACGTCCATGCAATCCTTAAGCAGCTTGCCGAACGTAAGGCTAGCGATGTAATCGTCACACGTCTGGCCGTTGATCGCTGCAATAATCTCGCAAATGTCCATACGGTGCTTGCCCAGCATTGCGGGGATAGCCTCGCGGATACGCATCATTGCGAGCTCACGGATCTGCTCCGGAGTCTTGCCTTCCTTCTCTACGGGCTTAAGCTTGATTGCGTCGAGCGCGTCCTTGTCAAGCGCAATGTTGGCAATGGGCTGGATGATGCGAGCGAGCACGTCGATTGCGTCTGCGCCCTTGATCTGGCTGAGCTTCATTTAATCCTTCTTTCTGTTAGCAGGTCGTTTGTTAGCTGCAATTTACTTCGCGGCCGGAGTAGCAGGGGACACGTACACCTCGAAGGGCACCGTATCCTGAGCAGCCATGGAGTAATGCGCGGTGTACTCAAACGAGAATGTGCCCTTTTCCTTGTCGGCCGTCTGCAGCTGGAAGCCGCCCGTAGAAAGTGCGTTAATCATGTGGATTGCGATAAAACCAGCCTTGGCGCTAGATCCGCCGTCTACATTGACATCGGAGTAGTCACCCACCCACCACAGGTCTGCAAAATCGTCGGTCTTAAGGTCGTTGCGAGGAGTAACCTTGGTTGCGGCGATGTCAGCAAGGCCAATGAAACTCTTAGCCGTCTTAGTATCCACCGTTACGGCGGTACCGGACAGCTTGACCTCCCACGAGTCGAGGCGCTTAAGCTCCCTCGTATTCTTCGGGCAATTGTCGATGTCTTCGCCAAAATCGGTAAAAGACGGGGTAGCCGTGAAATTCACGCCGCCAGACGTAGCAGCCAGGATATTAGAATCGACTACCTCGGCGGTGGTAGGCTCAAAGCTGGTGCATAGCATGCCAGCATTGAGCTGCAACTTCTTGAAAGTATCGGCCGCGATCTTAGTATACTTAGCCATTGTTGTTGCCTCCTAATTCACAATAAAATCGGCAGTCAAGATTATATAACGACGGCGGATCTTTGCGTCCTCGGGATCACCCATTGCCTGGCAAAATGGATCACCGCAATTTAGCCAGATTGCGCCGTCGTCAACCGGCAGGATCACGCCTCCTACCAATGCGCGTCGGATCTCCGTAACCTTGTCGTTTGGCGCTTTTTCCCCGTCGCAGCGATACCACAAATCGACTTCGATTGTCGCGCGCTCGCCAAAGAAGTCAGACCAGTTCATGACATAAGTTATATACGGAAAACTCGCGTTGTCAGGCACGGAGGTCTCGCCGTATACGGGGATGCCGAAAGACTCCAAAAAATGCTGTATAGCCGCGGGTGGGGTTACGTTAGTTGCCATTGCTCACACCTCACCTGAAAAAACTTGAAAGTTGCGCACTTTGGCGGTCGAGAGTCAGCCGTTGAGGACGTCATCCGAAAAATCATGCCGTCAGAGTCGCGCTTGACCACGTCATGATATGCGAGCTTTACAGGTGTGGTGCCTGAGATAGTGAGCGTATATTCAGGCGCCGAGCCTGCTCGCTCAGCAGCGATCATCTCCGGTATGCGGCCCTTCACGGCTGCCGCCAAAAAACGATCGCCTTCCATCCATGTGGTGGTCGTGCCACCTTCGCCATCGTCAGTGGAAACCGGTATTAGCTCTGTGAAATTTTCGTAAAAGTCATCGATTAGCATGGTAGCTTCCGCCAATGCTTGAGCTCGCGGGCAAACTGGTCTTGCCATCGTACGCAAGTGCCGTCCGCGTTGGTGGGTCGAGAGTACGTGTAACCGCCGAACGACTCTGATTGATATTCACCGTCGGGGTAGGCTTCGCGCCACTCCGCAATCTCGTCAGCCAACGCGATAAAAGACTGAGGCACTGCCAGCAACCAAATTTCGCCAGAAAACTGCTCATCCGCAAGTGTGTTGTCGGGGTGCTGGTGCAGCCCGTCATTAAATACGGACCCGCCAATGCGGTAATACTGACTCTGCATCGGCTCGAACGCGCCGTCAAGGCGGGAGAGTTCACCATTGACAACAGCGAACTCTCCCCGGATGTGCTCGCGATCAAACCAATTATGCAAATAGCTCATCAGCTCTTCAAGCATGATCGCGCCCTCCTGTTAACCTTGATTTACTTGCTAGCCGGGGTAGTCTTGATGCCCTTCATTACGCCGGCCTTAAGCGTATTCTTAAGGGCGACGCCAGCGACGAGCTCAACCTCACCCTTCTTCACGGCACCTGGCTCCGTGAGATTAGGCATATAGGTCTGCACGACCTTGGTGCCAGTGGGAGAAATGCCGTGGAAAGCGTCGAGGCCAAACTTGACGGCATAAATCTCAGAAGTGCCGGCAGTACTGGAGGCGGCAGCGGTATCGGCGACAATCGGCACGGATGCGGTGCCGTTAAAATACTCGCCGGCATCCATGAGCGTGATGCCATTATACGTCTCCACAGTACGACCAAACTCATCGCGGGAAGCCGCAAAATAACCAGCACGGCGAGCGATTCCGCGCAGCTTTGCGAGCATCTTGCGGTTCATGATCAGCATATCGGCGCCGCCGTCGAGGCCCGAAATAAACTCGTCGAGCTCGTCGAGGAAGTGCTGATAATTTGCGTCAACGTTGGCGCTAGTGGTGAGGTCGGCGGTTGCAGTGTACTCGGTGGAACTGCCCTTAAGCAGGGTCTTAAGGCCATCGAAAGTCGTGGCTGCGGTGCCATTGATCACAGCATTCGTGAAGAAGTTGGAAACAGCCTTGACCTTCTCATCGGCCTGGAATACGAGCTCATCGATAGCGCCGGAAGTGGACTGGATCACACGATCGACCTGGAAGGCGCCACCCATGATCACGGCCTTGGCAGTCTTCTCCTCGCGAACGGCCTCGCCAGGCGTATACTCTGTGTTAATTGCGCGGACGGCTGCAGTGCTGGGAGTCTTAAGCTGCGTGTAGCCATACACAAGCGTGGAGCCACCAGTGCCGGGGCTGATAGCGTTGTCGAAAGTCATGCGGTCAAGCAGGAGGGAGGAACGACGAAACATATCTACAATCTGCTGGTCGACCTTGTCGGCCATGCCGACCTTAGCCTGTTCAAGCGTAATAGCCATGATTACTCCTTAAATGTTGTACTTTTGGTGCAATGCCTCAGCCAGACTGGTAGGCTCAGGCTTGCCTGTCTGCTTTGCGGGCGGCGTATCCACACGCTGCCCGACCGTGCCGGTGCTGATCACAAAATCAGACCAATCGGTCTTGATCTGCTCAGCTACCTTGTCGGCATCGACGATCTTGCCGTCGTCGCCGACAGTAATGGTGCTCACGTCGCTTACGCGCATAACGGCATCAATTCGCTTTGGGTCAATACCAGACGTTTCAAGAAGCTTACGGTATGCCGACTTCTTTGCGGCTTCCGTCTTGCCTGCCTCCACGTCTGCCTTATATGCCTCAAAAGCCTTGTGCTCGTCTTCGTACTTCTTCACAAGATCTTCAGAGTTGCCGCTCTGCTTGGTGAGTACGTCCACTTGCTTTTGCAGCTCGGCAGTCTTGTCTGCCTGCTCCTTGAGACTATCGCGCTCGTCCTTCAGCGGGTTTACCGTTTCGAGATGTGCGCCGATGATCTCCTCGACCTTGTCGTCTTCGATACCGAGTGCGCGCAAAAACTTGCGAGTAAGTGCCATTGTTCGCTCCTTTGCTTTGGATTAGTGGCCGTTACTTTGGCCACGGCTTAATGCGGTGCTTCGCATTTTTGATATTGTATCACAATCAACCGGTTTGCAAATGTATCTTAAGGATAGCTTTATACGTACTTGTATGCTCCTGCGCAGCGGGGCGCAAATACGGCTGCGCAGTTTGCTTTGATGTCCCCATTTCCACATAAGGCGCATATTCCACATTTGTACCTACGTAAACTTTTTTGCCGTGGTAATCGACCTGATTTGTGATTGAACTGCGAAGATTACCAGTATCGACGGGGCACTTACGTTTAGCGTAACCTTCCGCTACCATACCGATTTCGTCAAGTGCTTGGCTGGTCGCGCTTTTGAAATGATCTAACCAAGTTTGCGAATTGTCTTGATTGATAATAAGTTGTGCGCCCATCGTCAACCCCTCTCATAAAAACTGCATTGCTCACCATCAAAATATACTGCTTTCGGTTTTGGGATCCCGTCGTCGCGGCGATATACCGTGCAATATCTCTTATCGGGTGCGTCATCAAAAAGCGATTTTCCGTGCGCGTGCTTGCAAGTCTTACATGGTGTGTATTTCGGTTCCGGGCACAACGGTGAATCAGTATAATGCCAGCCCATTATTTTTCCTCTTTTCCATACTTATCATAACCGTCTTCGAGATTCAGTTCCATCACAATGGTCACTTTATCTGGGTGCGGCACGATATCGACAATCGTATAACTTCCTCCACGCTGCAACAGCATCTCGCGTTCATCTGCTCCGGTTTGTGGTTCATACCCATCCCAATTTTTACCACTTCCACCACCGTATTGTGAAAACGGCTCGCAATACAACATTTCCGCACCGGGTGGGCAATGGATCTCATATTCAACCCAGTGTGAAGAATCTTTTCCAAACTTACCATCACGCGAAATTGACGATGACAAAAATGCCATAAAACGGTTTGACTTACCGACAAAGTCAGCTGGGTTAAACGTGTTGTGCTTCCGCATCTGATACAAATCGTCCTTTGAGATACCCGTGAAACTAGACAATGACGCTGAAGAATCACGCCTCGTAACGACGATTGCGTCATCAAACTTCGATCGCGAGATTAAATTAGTAAGCGCGATAGTTCCTTCCGCCAGCTCGGTGTTATGTATGCCTTTAAACGTCGAATACATACTATCGGCATAACCGTTCAAACGCGCGTTAATCAAAGCATATGCCTGCCCGGTATATCTATTTGCAATCTTTTTTTCTTTAGCAGACGCCCCTCGCCATACTTCGCCAGTCTTTTTACGAGCATACGCGTCGGCTGATTCCCACGTCGTAAAATCGTATTCGTGGCTGTAATCGACATCAGGTTTGATCTTTGTTGGCACTGGCTGATAGTCGTTTTTGTCAAGAACATACATACTATCGCCGCGCTCTATAGTTGTTTTTTTCACAGGTTTAGGCTTAGGTTTAGATGTCGACTGTGATACTGGCGCATATGTGGCCGTGAGCTTAGGTTTCGGTTCCGGTTCCGATTTCGGTTTCGGCGCGGGCTGTGTTACTTTCGGCGGTCGCGATGTGGGCGCGATGCTTTGCTCCTTTTGTGGATATTGTTTCACCAGATCTGTAAAAAATTCAGCATATACCGTGCTATCAGACGTAAAAGCGCGTTGGATAGCAGCAACTACATCTTTTTCACCCGTCGCATTCGGGTTCGGATTTACCGCGTTAATCGCATCGATGTGGCCGTCAAATTTTGCCAGATTTGGTGTACCACCATATACACACATCTCAGCAAACGCTTTTACAACAGTCTCAGACGATGCGAGCCCATCACTACGGATATACATCCAACCTGCATCTTCTGCATACTGCGTCACGTTTGTTTTGATATACTTTGCTGTAGCGAAATAGTCATCAGTCAAAAAGCTGATGCCTTTCAGGTTAGGCATATCACCAAGATATGAATACTGCTCAATCATTGCAACGAGCTGCTTTGCACGTATGAGGCGCAAGCCTACGAGCGGGGCGTTGACCTTATCGGGGTGATCGTCAAAGTACCCAGACTTGACAGGGATATGGAGTTTTTTGTCGATATACTCGCCAAGGTCATTATATGACTTAATGCCTGCGATCGCAGACGTATAATTGTCATACGCGACTTTGTTAACCCAGTTCATGTTTTCAGGATCAAGCATATCGGAGTCAGAACCGGCGACAGTTGCCGGCTTGTACCAATCGATTTCATGCGATGCCGGCGTCGTGGCTTGCTGCTGCTGCTGCTGCTGGTTGTCGACTTTCGGTGCAGCAGGCTGCGCGTCAGTTTGTTTGCTCTTAGGCTTTGGCTGCACAGCTTTCCACTCTTCGTAACTCACATCTTTAAGCTTCGATGCACGCTCGCCAGTATATAGCTGATCATTGACAATGGGCACCATCGTGCAACGGCAGTTATACACTTCGGCGGGGCTACCGCTTGTGTCACCGGGGTGCATGAGGCCATTCGAAAATTTTTCAGTAACCGGCTTGATCTCGCCGTCAAGGTGTCGGTGGCTAGCACGAGTGCGCTCGTCAAGCGCTGCCATCCACTGCTTTTGGATGTGCATGCCGTTTTGCTCAGCCCTCACATACGCAGCGAGCGTACCGGCGTTGCGTGCGCCGGTCATCATGGTTCGTGCGTTTCGTGTTGCGATAGCTTTATTTGAACCGCAAATCTCTTCTACTTTTTTGGTGAGTTTGGGGATTGAGTCGCCTTGCACAATGGCGTGCGTAAGTGCACTTCGCAGCTTTGGAGTGTTCCAACGCTTATTTTTCTCAATCTTAGCTTTGGCCTTAGGAAGCACCGCGGGGGAATCTTTGATCAGACGCAGCACTGTGTCTTGATTGAGAAGAGTAAAGCTAGGGTTTAAGGTTGTGTCATCTTCAATTGCATACTCTGCAAAATTAGCTTGCTCGGCTGCCACGACAGGTGCATAGCCATTGATCGCAGCTACGGCGTCGGTATTTGTCTTGGCAATCTGAGTCGTGCACTGCTTAATAAGTGCATTAAGCGCTTCCTTATCGTACTGCTTACCCTGCTGCTTATCCACGAAATTCTTCGCTTTGTTCACAAGGTACTTCGCGGCATCGTCATAAAGCGCAGATAGCTCGTCTGCCAGTGCTTGCTCAATGTCGGTGAGAGTGTGGGGTGTGATCAACGCAGCATTAGCAGCAAGCTTCTTCGCTGCCTTCTTGGCGCCGTCCTTAGACTTATAGCCAACTTTGCTTTTACCATCAGCCATGACGTAGCCATACGTGCCGTCGTCATATGTGATCAGCTTATATCCTGGGAATGTTTCGCTTTTTTTGATTGCGGCCATATTACCTCCAAAATAAAAAATGCGCCAGGTGCCCGACCTGGCGCATTACGTTTAGATTATACACTGCTGCGTGGTTAACTCAGTGCAACAACTTGCACTTCGCCAACTGTGCCGGCCGCATTGACCGAAAAGTTTATGCGCGACGGCTTGCAACACGGGCGAACCGCGGCAGTGATCGGGACGGAAATAGCGCCTCCGGCAGTGGCTGTGACCATCTGTGTTGCGATCACGACGCCATTGTCAAGCATCGATACCGTCACATTTCCGGCTGCCGTCGGCACAAAACCAACGACCGCGGTTATTGCGGCAGGTGCTCGAAGAGTGATCGCATCACCATCGATATTGACACACCCGATACGATGTGTGGCATACCCGATCGGGATAGTGCCACCAGCTGCGATAGCAGCGCCTCCAGTGTATCTAGTCGAGATCAAAGTACGCATTTGACCTCACCGCCTAAAAGCACTGGGAGCCGCAATAGGGGCCAGGGCCCGCGGTATACGTCGTTGCGTTAGGATAGCGGACAACGCCGCACATCGCATTCTGCATTTCGAGCTGATTAACACGAGCCTGCAGCGTATCGATCTTATTCTGTGCGAGTGCGTCAAGCACCTTCTGCGTCTGTGCCGTGACGTTGGCGTTAATTGCGGCGGTATTCTGAGCGCCGTTAAAATTGACACCATCGATTGCGCGCTGGGTGGTGCAGCAACAATCGGCGATCTGCGAAGACAGGGCGTAATTTCCATCCTTGATCGCATCCTGCGTCTGCGAAAAATTGCGAAGGTTTTCATATCCCACAGACGCGAGGCCCTGGCTCGTCTGCATAAACTGCGTCTGCATCAGGTCATTCATGCGGCCAACCTGATTTTCGAGGTCATTAAAATTCATCGCGTTGCAAAGACCGGCCTCGGTGACAGGCTGCCCCTGCTTGCTATTATTGCCGAAAAAGCTCCCGCCACCGACAAGCAAGAAAAGCACGACGATCCACAGCAGACCATCCGTACCGCCAAGGCCTGCGCCATTTCGCGTTGCCATCTGCAGTGCGTCGCCCAAACCGACAGTAGACTCATCAGCCATTTTGATCTCCTTTTCACGTGTTTGTATAATCAGCAAATCAAAAAAGCGTGTTTGGTGGGCGGATTACCTCCAAGCTGTGTTATCAGTTGTTTACTTGAGGCCTGTTTGCTGCATAAAAGACTGCGCTTGTGCAATCAGGCCTTCGAGCTGCTGTTGATTAATTCCGCGCTCAGCGCAGATGCGCTCTACCTCTGCTTTTGCCTGAGTCGGGCTCATCGTAAACGGATTCAGACCCGTCTGCTTGGTCTGTTGAGGCATTGAGTTGCGCGACAATGGATTCATAATTCTTCCTCAATTCGTCGAATTGATCTTGCGTAACGTATGCAGGCGCGGGATCTGCCATCTGCTCAGTAAAAGTGTATGCCTGCACCACAGACAAACCGCGCATATCAGTCTCTTTGACGTAAAAAACCGCATCGTCAGCGTCCATAAGCAAGACTCTATGCCCTGCTGGCACAATGATTTGATCGGCACCCGCACGCCCGTGTACGCTGCGGACGTTATCGATGCCAAGCGGATCCGGAGTAAAACCAAACATTTCAACTCCTTTCGATGGCTTGATTATACCACCATAATCACGATCAATGAAACATTCTGTTACAAAATCAGTCAGTTATACAAATAAGGCCACCGAGTTACGGCCTTACTAATTAAGCGATTGTTGGCTCTGTAACCTCAGGCGGTTCGTTGGCAGTACCCTTAAGCGCTGCAATCTGCGCAGTGAGGCCAGCAATGACTGTATTAACGTCCTGCTTATACGCCATACTCATATTAGTAGTCAGCTCTGCATCCGTCCACACGTTGCTGATTGAGTCAGGCAGGGACGGCACGGTGACTTTGCCAAGCTGGTAAGTGACGGGGGTTGCAAGGGTTGTATAAATATACCCGCCAGCCTTAAGCGCCTCCGTCGGTTCTGCGCCCGCACCGACGATAATGGAAACGTTCGACACATACATGCCCTGCGTTGGGAACGAGTAATCAATGACACTCGCAAACGCAGGGGCAAACGCGGGAGTGTCGTTCATTGCCGGAGTGTCGATTACATTCCAATACTGATAACGTGTCAAACCATTGTCTAACACATCACTCACGTTTGGCGCAGGCAGGTTGGATACGTCCACCTTCTGCACCCTAGCCACAAGGCTGACGTTTCCGTCCTTGTCCACCTCTATGGTGTCCGCCGTGCCGTCGGGTAGCTTGGCGAGGTAGAGGTGCTCGGCGGGTAGGGTGAAGGATGTCGTGGTGCTAACGCAGGGAGTGTAGGGCGTGGCGGCGGTACCAACTTCAAGCTGCACATCAAAGATTTTTACCGGAATCCCTGCGGTGGATGCTCCAAAGCACACGCCAAGCACGGCATAGGCCACACCTGCGCTCTTCAAAAAGCTAAAAGACAGAGAATTGTTAATAAATGATGACGGATACCCTTTGTAGTGATTGTTGAAGACACCGAAACTACCTCTATTGTAATCGAACACGCTTTCTCTCGACAACGTAATCATGTTTCCGGCGCTGTCATATAGGCGGAGCAGCAGGTTTGCGCCGTTTTGAGGACTGACCGTGACGTCGCCAGTCCACTTCAACAAGAACGTCAGTCTGCGCTCGTCCACCGCTATTTTATTAAAATAACAGTAGTCACCTGCCCAGCCGTTAGCTGTGTTGAAGGTGATTGCGCCGTCCTCGATTGTGTAGACGCCCGACGAATACGTTTCCGTCAGAGCGTCTTCAGACACGTTGATTAAGTTCTTCCCGCATACGTTCAACTCAGCACTCGTCAGACTAACAATAGGCACCGGAGCTTCAGGCGAGGGCGTGCCGTCCTGCTTGCAAGCACCATCGATCGTCAAGCCCAGGGGCTTACCAGGCCAGGCATCCTCAACATGCAGCAGCTTACCCGACACCTTGCCAATGAGCGCATTAGTAGTGTTATCGTCGGTGTACTTCTTGGCTTCGCTCAGCGTCTTAGCATCGTTATCGTCGGTGTACTTCTTGGTAGATGCACTAGTGTCGGCGGAGGGAGTAGAGACGTGAGTGATTTCGCGGTTTGAGTTTGTATTTCCAACAGAAACTTCATCAGGTTTGTCCGATACCGAATATGCGCCGATTGCAACTGACCCCTCGTTAATTACTGTGGCAGATTGACCGATTGCAACGCCGCGCGTGACTGATTGTGCAGTTGTACCTAACGCATACGCTGCATCTCCATTTGCATGCGCATCGCCCCGATTGCGATAGCGCCGCTACCTTCTGCAGTTGGGGTCACTGCAACACTTTTAGGCGCAATCACATTGATCGAACCAACACTAGCAGCGGCATCACTCGCACTCTTTGCCGCCGAGTCAGCGCTTTCGGCTGCATTGCTTGCGCTGGTAGCAGCTGCATCCTTAGCTTTTTCGGCCTCAGCCTTAGCCGTCTGAGCTGCTGCCTTGGCGTTGCTTGCATCAGTAGCGCTCTGCTCTGCGGCACTTGCGCTACCAGATGCGGCACTAGCGGCATCAGCTGCATTACTCGCACTAGTCGCGGCATTATCGGCGCTCGTCTTGGCATTATCGGTGTAGGTCTTAAGCAGCTCGCTTGCATCCTCCACGACCTTACCAGCTGCAGCCTTGGCCTCACTCGCGCTCGTGGCTGCCTCGCCTGCGCTCTTTGCGGCGGTACGTGCCGAGGTGGCTGCGGCAGATGCGGAATCACCTGCGCTTTGAGCGGACTTGCTCGCCTCTACGGCGCTATCGTCGGCGGCCAAAGCGCTTGCCTTGGCATCCTTAGCGGCCTGCACTGCCTCATCACGTGCGGCCTCTGCATCACGGATAGTCTTCTGCGCAGTCTTTGTGTAGGTATAATCAGCTGGGATGTTTCGCGCGATAACCTCAAAGCTCTGCTCTACATAAGTCTGACCACCTGCACCATCAGACACATAGCCATAGGCCTTGATCGGTGCCGCCACCTGCAGCAGCTCGTCAGGTACTCGCGCAACGCCATTGATTAAGGCTTGTACGTATGCCGTGCCCTGCTTGCGATTTGCAAAATGGCATTCGGTCATTGCGCCACCGGATACGGTCACAGTAAGCCCAGTATCCCACTGATACCAGAGCTTTTTATCTGTGGTAATGCTTGGATTACTCATTTTCGATCTCCTCACCATTGTTGGTCTCATCATCGGTCACGATAGCACGCGGCGTAATTTCGGTCATATCCTGCTCTTGCGCATCCAATCGGTCAAGGATGCCCAGCACCTCGTCAGCCGACACATTGGGGAGCTTGCGCAAGATTGTCTCACGATCAAGGTAATCGGCTTCGGCCACGATCATTTGCACTTGCTCGAGCTGATTACTGATTCGTGTGCGCTTAAAAACGGGTTGATCGTCAATGCCCATAAGCGCCAAAAGCTGCTGAATGAATTCTGAAACCTGATATTCAAAATCTGCAGCTTCCTCGTCCATCGGCTGATATGCCGCGTCGATGTGGTCATTAGTCGCACCTGCGGCCACAGTATGCACGTCCAATGCACCAAAATCCTCGTAGATACCAGCGCGAATAAGATTGAGGTACTCTTTTCGCGCCTCGTATGGGATCTCCTGCGTAAAGCCCTGCGCAGAACCTCCATCCTCAGAATCGACCAGCGCCACATGATTGATCTTAAGGCGGTCAAGAAAACGCTGCATATCCTGGTCTGTCATGCCACCGGCATTTGCAATCATCCAATAGATTTGCGCACAGTCTTGCAGGTCATTTGCAAAGCCTGAGCGAATCAAGTCGTAAGAGTCGATCTTCTCGCGCATGCCGATAAGCGTAGATTGATGCAACTTGCTTCCCCACATAGGCACCACTGGCAGCGCGGAATAATTCTCAGCCGCGATCACCTGCGGATCCATATCAGCCTTAGTGTATGCAAAGTGCGTGATGTAAGGGCGCTTCTCGGAGGTCATCACGAGGCGCTCACTTTGCGAGCCGTTGGAGGACTGCACAGTCTGAAAGCGTGACCAACCGTCTTCCTCATATAGCACGACCTGCATTGGGCGCGTCGGATCAAGCCGCCAAAAACGGATACCTGCGCGGAGTGTGCCCGTCTGCTCATCCCAAAGAGGCACGAACTCGGTGAGAGGGAAAACGCACATGCGATCAATGTTCCAAAACGCGAAGCTTACACCATGGATCAAAGCTTTGTACGCGAGCATCTGCATATCGTGGTCAAAATGCTTGCCCAGTCGGTCCTTGGTGGTGTCCTCTTTTCCCACCTCGCTGGTGTCAATAAAACTCACGCCGTTGCCGAGCGAGTACATTACTCGCTGTGTATTGAGTCTGTGAAAGAAGTTGCATGCGATCTTGTTGTTGCTCGCAGTGAAATCGACCAGCTTTGAGCCAGTGATATCAAAAATCTGTTGAACGTACTTGTTAATCGTGGGGTTTTGCTGAGCATCGTATAGGTCAGCATCCACAGCGATCTGGTACGACTCGCTCGCCATATGGCGTCGGATCGCTTCGAGCGCGAAAGCCTCGCGATTCTCATCGCCGGCATCCACAAAGTCCTGATACGTCAACATGCGCGCGGAATCGCTTTTGATTGAGTCCCAACTCATAGGACGAACCTCCTTCTGGTTGCATCGTTTTGAATAAACGGGGATGTATATTCACTCTTAGGTTTATTCACATGCTTCGTACGCACGAAGTATCGGAGTGCGTCCATCCCATGGTCGTTAATTTTAACAGGTTTATCGCAGTCTTCGCGGTCGTCCCACACGTACCCGGTAAATTCTTCTTTAAGACCTTCAAGATCATCCGCGATCTTGATCAATCCCAGCTCCATTGCGGCAGCCGTGTCTCGGATACCATCGACCACAGCGTTATTGGCCGTGCGCACGCGAAAGCCACCGCGTCTACGGAGAGCTGCAATGAAACTGGCAGCCGAGGGATCAACGATCACTTCAGTTGGGATAGACTCGTTCGCGTCTCGACAGAATCGTGCAAGATCATCCACATAGTCGGCATCGGTTTTCTGGTGACCTTCTTCTCGCCCCGAATATCGATACTCATCAACGCAATGCCAAATACCGTTTGCGTCGAGCTTCCATTTTAAGGCGTGGAACGCATTCAAGGTGCCGTAGTCGCATGAGACACAGTAACCGCGCACGTCTCCATCCCATCGGGGTTCGAGCGCAAACTTCCAAGACGGATAGATCATGCCTTCGGCCTTAGCCCACTCACCAAGAATGTAGCGATCATAGTACACGGTGCCTGCATACTCCGCTTCAAGACCAGACACATACGACGCAGGCAGGAACGGGTTGTCATAGATCGTATAGTGCTGATAAAAGATATCAACCTTGCCATTGCTCGCTTGTGCCTGATCAATGAACTTCTTCACGAAGTGATTGGGCCCGGCGGGGTTGCATGCGAGGTGGCACTCGCTGTAAGGCAGGGACAGGCGCGACTTCAACATCTCGAAGACGTCGCTGTTGAAATCGCAGACCTCATCACAATAACAAAACTTGATCTCAGAACCGCGGATCTTGGCTACCTGTGAAACCTTTTCCGCACCAAACACATACACAGGCTGGCCGAAGATCATGGCAATGTTCTTCATGTTGATGTCTGAGATGTATTCCTCACCCCAGATCTGCCGCATCGGCGCCAGCACATTTCGCTCCACGTTATCACGGGTGGCGCCAAGAATGACATTGAGCCCCTTCTTGTTCGCCATATCCGTCAGGCGCTTCGGAATTGTATAAAGTACAGCCAAATATGACTTGCCCGAGCGCACCGCACCGACGGCGAAGTTCCAACGGTGATGCGCTTCGCGCACATACTCGCCCTGCTTTGGTGTAAGTCTGATCTCCATTATTCGGCCTTTTCCTGATCACCGTTGGCCACCGTTTCGATCGTGACAAGAACATTTTTAACGTCTTGTAGGTACTCATCCTCACCCGGAAGTTCGGGCTGCTGGATGCGCCAGTCCTCATAACGACGATTCGAAAGCCAAAACTTTTGGGCATTCACGTCGCCGGGCACATCCTTGACGGTGCGCGAGACTAGCACGAGGTCGCCATCTTCTCGCTTGTATGTGTCTTCAGCAACCTTGTAGCCAACTGCTCGCTTATAAAGGGCATCCTCGACCATCGCGTCGATCAATCGCGGGTGAGTGTTAATTGCTTGGTTGAGCTCTGGCGACTCTGCACACCAGCGCTCCAACTGCGCAACGGAGATGCCGATCTCTTGCGCGATCTTCTTCTTGGAGTAGCGATGACGGGCCAGATCACGCACGATATCGATGCCGGGACCTCCGACCCAATAGCCCTTTTGCCAACGCACGGGTTTAGTTTTTGCCATTTTAGGCTCCTTTCTCATGCAAGTTATTATAACACATTCGCAAAACGCACGCATTGGGCGTTTTCATAAAGCTTCAACCTTTGGTTTAAGCTCATAACATCCAACGATTGTAAACCCCTAAATCCAACTCAGTAATCTACGTCGCGTTTCATTGAAATCTAGATGTTTTGCGAATTCATAAAACAAACGCAAGTCATTGTTTTTCGAGATAGAGGCACGTGTCTCACGACTCAAAAGTCGTGAGACAAAAGTGAGACAAGAAACTCCGGATCCCATCTCGTGTTTTACGAAAGTGTCTCACTTTGTCTCACGACACTTTTTGCAATGTGAGACAAGAAAACCCCCGCCCTGATCTCGCACAATCCTCAATCTGTCTCACGACTTTCGCTGTCTCACGATTTTCCTATTCCC